GCCTGGTATGACGACAGCGCAATTGTCAGCGCGCTCATCGAGTTCGCAACAGTCGATCTCGAACAAGCGCGTCAAGACATAATGACTGACGACACACGGGCCTTTTGGCGCCGCGTCAAGCAGCGCCTCGCACTCGGCAACAAGCCGAGGGGGAAGGCCATACCGTGCGCAAAACCACCCCATGATCCCTGAGTCAGCTTCGACCTCTACTCCGTGGTAGATGTAGCCACGGGGATTGTAAATGGCTTTGCCCGCATCCACGTACTTGCGGAGGAACGCGCGAACAACGGGTATACTCTTGCAAGTTGGCCACAAACCAAGAGCCAAACCTCGTTGATACGCTTCGAGATTCCGTTTTCCGGGCGGGTTGACTGTCCAGAACAATTTGGCCAGCATTTTCCCGGGCTTCGGGATGAAGTGCGTGTTCTTTGAGTCAAAAGCAAATATTCCGGAGATGAAACTAACATCAAGCGGGCTCGAGAAAAGGCGAGCTTCCGGCGTGATGCCAAATGTGCGTTCGAGGGTCACGATTGATTCGTAATCCGCGCTGTCATACAATGCGACGAGGAGGTCGTCGCCGGCAACAATGATCGAACATCGGATGCCGAGCATGGTAAACACGCTAACTGTAATGGCAGCGTTGATTAGATTGTTACCCAGCGTCGTGTCATTGTGCCCGGATTTGACCGTGGCACGCATTCGGTAGACGACACGCCCGTTTGGGAACTTCGCAATCCCTTTCACATCAACACAACTGCGCGCAAATTTAGCCAAAGCAGGGTACACGAGGTCGTAGCACCACGTGCGGAATTCGGCGCACTCGGGACCTAACGTGCTGTCCCAAGCTTTGCCATCCCGTTCGTAGTACATGCACGATCCGCGTTCACGGACACGCGACATCCAATCCGCAATCTGGTGGGAATTCATCCCACTGGCGAAAGTGACGTCACAGAACTCGTTGAAGCGGCGGAAGTGAACGACCGTCGATAAGGCCTTTTGGAGGGCGTAAAATGCGGGCGCAAAAATGGCTTGAGTTGGCAGGTTCCAGTAATACTGTATGAGCCGGGGCTTGGTAGGCCGCGAACTCAGACACTCGCGTTTCACCATGGCTTGGACCAAATTGCCAACAACGACTTCTCCTTTCTCGAAGCCGTCGGTAATCTGTCTTTGTTTGCTCACCGGCCACTTTTTCAAC